CCAAAGATGTTGCTTTGGACTTCAAGAGTCCTAGTCTTCTGATGATAGCCACTTTCACTCTTGATGCTTTTGCCAGTGGAAAGGCGAAGGGAAGAAACAGCAAGGCAAGGCCATTCAACCTAACTAGGGTTAGACCAAGCATCAGGGGAGAGGCAGCGAAGTGGGCTTACGAGAACATAAGCGATTTGAAAACTTGGTTCGATAGCAAGATGACGGACTCTTCATACCTTTACACCACTGGTAATCTGAATGACAGGAAACTACACAGGGACATCAAGGAGAGACCCTTCAAGTTGACAGACAATGAATCCAAGAAACTGCTAGAGTGGGTAGGGGCAGATGTGAATGTCGATTTGGATAAAGTCTTCATCAGCCTATCAAGAAGACAACTTAGGAATATGGCAGAAATCGCTGGTTTTGAGAATCAAAAAGAAAAAGAGGAAGTAAAAAAGCACGATTCCTCGGATTGGAGAGAAATTGTAAAGGCGGTATAGAGAATGAAGTGTAGAGGAATAAAGAAAGTACACCATGATGATATGGCAATAACGACATGTTGCCCGTATTGTTACACGCATTGTTGGGGTGGTTGAAATGGTTTGGAAAAAAATTCTGAAAGAAGAGATGACTGAGGAAGAGAGAAAGAAGTACATGAAGAGATTAGCAGAGTTGCAGCGATTGGAGGAAAACATGAAGCGAGACGTAGAAGGAACTGCTGAAGCATTCAAAGAAGGAGAATCTCTTGAACAGTATAAGAAAAGAATGGGATATAACTTCTAGGTGATTGGATGATTACGAGAAAGCGGTGTCCTCTCTGTATGCATGAGGATAGAGCCATGTTTGAGAGTGACTTGGAAGAGATGAGTTACACCGCAGATGCTCTTGACCAACAAATGGGTTGGAAAAGTGGCACAACAGCAAAGCATCAGAGGAATCACATGGGAGGATATGTCGATTCTGCCAATCCAAGTTGCAATATCTGCACAAGTCCAATGAGAAACGAGTTAGAAGCCCAACTTCATGCCGGAGAACTCACTCCTTCACAGGTTGGAGAGATGGTTGAGAGTTCAGAGGTGCAAGTAATGCGTCATATGGAGAAACATCTTAAGCCAATTGTGCAACAATCTGCGGCAAACCTGATTGCAGCGAGAGAAGTCGATGAAATTCAGACTTTGAGCGTCAACGTTCAGCGATTGGAGCAAAAAATTGATACACTTTTCTCTGAAGATTCGACAGACCCGAAATATATCGACTCATTGACGAAATTAGCGAAGGAAGTTCGTGAATCTCTGAAGTATTTGCTAGAGTTCAAAGGCAAACTGGTGCATAAGAGACAAGATACCATCATCGTTCATCAGATGCAGGTCATCAAAGAGGTTCTAGCACAGAATCATCCTGAAGTTTGGTTGGATGTAAGGGACAAGATGCAGGAGAAGATGCAATGAATTGGGAAAATATATTATCGAAATCAGATATCCGTAAAGGAGACTTTAAGATTGCATGGACAAAAATACCTGTCGATGATGTTGAAATTAAAAACAAACCAAAAGAATTGACTCGTATGCTCCAAGAGGAGGGATACGATGATTTTGATACGGTAGACATCGAAGCAGGAGATGCCACTGTCAATGGTTATTTTACGGCTGATATCAGAACTTGGGGAGTAAAATCTCTTTACAGTTATGCTACTGACTTGAGTTTTGTTTTGACCCTTGAAGACACAGAGGGTGATTTGTATAAGGACATAGATATAACAGTCAAGGATATTGAGGATGAAGACGATGATATGAAAATAAATCCTAGAGAAGTGCTGGTAGAAATAGATATGAAGGGACAATCCGACCCTTCACAATTTGACACTAAAGCAACTATTGTTTGGCAGGGTTCGTATTAGGTGATAGCATGAGTTGGCAAGAGGTTCTCAAGGAAAGGAAGGTTGAGGCAAAACCTGTTGCTGAACCAATAAAGAAACAGGAAGTCAAGGACTTTCCAATAAAACCCGATTCAGCCACATTCAAGATTTGGCAAGCAGCGTCTAAGGATGATACATGGGCGGATTACACAAAAGACGGTTTGACTTCTTCGCAAGTACAATCTGTTCAGAGAGCAAAGAGACTTCTTCAAGGGGAAGTTGTGAACATCAGAGGAACTGACTTTCAGTTAAAGGACAGAGATGCGGTAGGTGATGTCAATGCGATTATTTCTAGATTGGATGACATAACACCAAAGAAAACTAGTCTTACTGCGAAGAGAGAAAAGGTTAGTACCGATGTAAAACAATTCATTCAGAATGAGAAGTATGATGAACTTCTCAATCTACTAGAAGGTAGAGGACAAGACAAGTATGAAGGGAAGTTATCGAATGTTGCTCAAAGAGCAAGGAGAATAATCCAAGAGTCCAAGATGCTGAAGAACAAGATACTCAGTGGTGCTGAAGACAAGCATCCTGAGTTGGTTAGGATAAAGGAGATTCTCAAGATAGGGGGAGTTCCTCAGATTGAGATAAATCAGACAATCCCCGAACCGACTGTTATTTCCTACATCAAGAAGATACTGGCACTCAACTTTGAGAAGAACTCAAGGAACAAGGCAGCCTTCATCTATGAGAAACCAAATGACGAACTCGCTAGGAACATCTTCGGACACACTAAGATTCTTCCTTCATTGGAGTTCATCTTGGATAACGAGGGACTGAATGAGAGCAACATACCAACAGCCTACAAGAAGAGAAACGTGATTGAGAACATCGCTTTGCAGAAGTTGATTGCTGGTGTTCTATCAGAGGATAACAAGAATGCTCAGAAATCCATCAACAGTATCTACGACAAGTACAAGGAAGACATCGAGGCATTCTACGGGAGGGAGGGGGAAACTCCTGAAGAAGCAGAGAAAAGGCAGAAACTTCGTAATGAGAGCAGGGGGAAGTGGGATGCCATATCGAGAAGGGGCAACAAAGCAAGAAGGGACTTCTTCGCAGAGATTAGGGAAGATGATGATACTAATGCCTACTTTGAGGACTTGATGGCTGAAGTGACAAAGGACAAGACAAACAAGATGACACCGGAGATTAGAGATGAACTCGTAGATGCGTTGCAGGGCAGAGACCCTGAAGGGTTTACAGACGCTCTTAGAAAACTAGGAATCCAAGACACGTTTGATGACATGGAAGAGATTAATGAAGAGTTAGACACTCAAAAGACAATAGATGCTTTAGAGAGAATGAAGGAATATGGAGAGGGACTGTTAAGACCTTCCTCACAAGACACTGAAACTCTCAGGTACTTTGACGAGCAGGAGGTTGATGCTTGGTCTATTCTAGAGGATGTGATAGATGACGACATCACAACTTTCGATAAAGGACAGACTGGCACACTTGACAAGATTGTTATCATACAGAAGAGGCTTGGGGAACTTTATGATGTTGAGCCTGAGATAGATGAGGAGGATGTCGAGAAGGGCGATATGACCAGCGAGGAGTTCAAGCAGTTGATTCTAGATACTTACAGCCCGATTCGTAGGGCATTCCTTGAGGGTGTTGCTAAGAGGATGAAGGACATTAGTGCAGAAGGGAAGGTTCTAGGAAAGAAGATAAAGAGTTCACAAGGCGGTTTCGTTGAACCTGCCATTTGGATTCAGATACAATTAGGGGTGAGCGAGTGAAACCAAGCGTAGATTTGAACAGGGCATTTGAGATTTTTATCAAAGAGGGAAATGCTGGCCTGAAGGAATACATGAAGCGGTTGAACGACCAATACTTCGATGAAGAAGGCAACCCCACGACTCCTGAATCCAAAGTTGCAGAGCAACTAAATCCTGATAAGATGACGTATGATGAAATCGTAGCAGAACTGAAGAGAAGGGGAATAGACAAGTATGCTCAAAAGAAAAAGAAAGTCAAGAGAAAGGACTACAACCCCGATACTGGAAGAATGGAAGAGAGAGAAGTTGAGGTAGAAGAGCCAGTACCTGCTAAGTTCAACAAGGAGGAGGCGATTGCTAGGCTCAAGCAGGAGATAGGAGAAGCACCTGCACCCAAGGAGAGAGTGACTGAGAAACTGAAACTCATGGATATGAAGGAGTTCCCTGATGATGTTCTCTATAACTACTTGAGAAAGAACTTCAACTCAGCATCAGAGAACAAGACTGCAATCATGCAGGGAGAGACCTTCCAAGGAAGGATTCTAGTCAATCCTGATGGTACTCCTAGAAATGGAGAGCAAATAAGAAACAAAGTAGAGGATGAGTTGAGAGACAAGTTCAAAGTCATCTTCAGTCAAGACGACCCAACGCCGTACATAGACGAACTAGTTAGGTTGGGATTGAGGAGTTTCACTAGCAGAGTTGCTGAAGATGCCTCTGCTCTAACTAGGATGTCCTCTACTCAAATAATAGACGAGGCCAAGGAAGACGGTGACGTAAACAGAATTCTAGGCATGTTCACTGAGAAGGGAAAGAAACTGAACTACAAGGTGTTTGAGTTATACTTCAGGCAGTTTGCTCCGAAGAGGGAAACGAGAAGGAACATCAAATGGAACAACTATGTCAACAGGACATACAGGCTAGGTTTCACTAGAGAGGATATTGATAAGTCCATAGACATCTTGGAGAACAAGATACCTGACTACTTCGTTCCCATTTTGTTTCCTTTCAAGGTAATGCTCGTAAATCTGAAGGATAAGAAGGAAACAGGACAGGGACAATATAGAGTGTCAAAGTTGAGAGCATCTGAGATTATTGGAAGAGTGGATACTAAACAGATTAAGAATAGGAGAGAGATATACGGGTATTGGAAGGAGAAGTCAAAGGAGTTTGAGGAGTTCAAGACTGCTCACAACAATTTCATGGATGCTATGGACAAGTTGAATGGCGACTATTCCTCTGAGTTGGAGTCCACCTTCAAGGAATTCAAGGCCATCAAGATTGACAATTTGAATTACATCCAACGGCATGACAGGGTTGATTTTGAGGACATAGACAACATAGAGCAGAAGTCAGTCGCACTTCTTCGCAGTTTCTTGAACGATATCAGACAGATGCCACCTGATAGGGTAATCTTCACTGATGAGGAAACAAGCAGGGATGATGTCAGTAGATACGGAGAGTTGGAAACTGACAACGAACTAATCGATGAGGAGAGTGAGTTGAGGGCTAAGATTAATTCTCTATCGAATAAGAAGGTAGACCCTCTTTACGCATACGCATTGAAGGAGGGATTCACGAACGAACTGTCTGCTGGTGCAGTTGTATCCAAACAACTCAGTGAAATAAAGAGAAGGTTGAAGACTGGTCTAGTGTTGATAGAGATGGAGAATCTCATACCTAGAATAGACTCCTTCATCAAAGACCTAGAGAAGATGGAATCAGGAAACCTGAAAGATTTGTTTCTTCCAGTGTCAGATGCCATTGAAGGATATGAGGGTGGCAAGAAAATAAATGACGATGTTGCAGAGTATCTGAGTCTGTTTGCTGAGTTCATAGAGTATGGTGATGACTTCGATAGGCGTTCAAAGGATGCCTCATCACTCGTTGGACAGGGAGAGAAAAAGGTAGGTGGCAAGACCGTCAGGGAAGCATCCTCTCCTAGAGTGGCACTAGGTAGAAGAGGAAAGAGAAAGACGCATCTAACTGAGTTCAAGAAGTTGGATATCTCTAGTAAGTTCAACAGCCTACTAGAGCAGATAGTCAACTTCTTCATCGAGCCGAGCAGAAGCAAGTACAAGCCAACTGACGAAGCACTTCCCTACATCAAGAAGGTTGGTAGTCGTAAGATTGAGAATATCGTAAGAGAACCAAAGGCTGGTGACAGCCCATTCATACATCTCCTTAGAATGGAGAGCAATGATTGGAGATTATCGATATCCGATTTGAAAAACATATCCAAGTTCATGCAACTTCTAACTTCGCTCAATGTCGGGTCAAAGCAGAAGGAACTAGTGAGCGAGACATTCGACTTGGCTGATATGATAGACGATTTGTTTGAGGGAGAAATGACAGAGATGGTCAATGTGGAGTTTGGCAATTTCTTGAGTGGTCTCTTTGAAGATGCTAATCTAGGTGATGTGAAGTTCGGACTAGGAGGCAAAAAGAAAAACACGAAGGAGTGGGCAGAGGACTACAAGGCATCCAAACTGTATCCGTTTGAGTCCATCTTCAATCACTTGGTTATGAACAAGGAGAAGTACAAGGAGATGCAAGGAGCAACGCAACTCATCGATAGGATTCTAGCAGCAGAGAATGACTTGAACATAACCAAGTCTGCTGAAGAGAGACTTGTCTTGAAGGCGCATGATGAGATTAGGAAGATGATGGGTAAACCAACTTACTATGGTCTTTCCAAAGTCGAGGACTACAACGCAGTAGCAGAGGCAATTGACATGATGAATAGCAAGTACAATGTCGATATCACTGCAATGGATGTAGAGAATATTGTCAAGGAGTTTGATTCGATGACTAGCATCGGAACAAAGTACGGCATTCCACAAGAGGGGGTATATTTCCTCAAAGCGAACTTCAGGTGAGGAAATGGCAGACATACAAATCAAGGAAGTTTCTGAATCAGAAGCAATCCGTATGTGGAACAGGGATAACCCCGATGACCCATTCTCAAGACAAGCACCTTCATGGTATGAGATACGCAATTGGATAGTCAGAACCAATGATGGAGAAGTAGTCGGTGTTGCAGGGTATACTGACATGGGAGACTATGCCATACTCGGAGGCATGAAGGCTAGGAGTAAAGACAGACCAAAAGGCGGAGGAAACTGGAAGGCTTTGTTGAACTATCGAAAGAATCTACTTGGCAACAAGCCGAAGATAGCAGGGTTTCGTGCAACTAAGATGCCACAGGCAAAATGGACTGCTATGAATGAGAGAGCAGGTTATCAACGAAAGGATATGATGGGAGTACCAAAGGAACTAACTGACAAGTTTACGGAGCGGTATGGAGATGATTGGGGCATAATGAAGAACACATCATGGTTCTTCCCAATGATGAGGGGGCTAATTTAGTGCCTGAACTAGACAACTTGGATTTTGTATCTAGTATGGATATGGAGTTATCTAGAACCTCATTTCCATATTTCTTTCAGAACGTATTGGGTATGATGTATCCTGAATACATGAAAGAGTGGCTAGAGTCTATGGAGAAGACAGACAGGACAGTTATCGTTTGTAGCAGAGACCACGGAAAGTCAGTCTTCATGCATTGTTGGGTTGTGTGGAATCTCATTTTTCAAGAGCCTCCCTTTCAGATGCTATACATATCATCGAATCAAAAGCAGACACTTGTTCACATGAGGGAGATTGATAGATACTTCAATCATCCAGCGTTGAAACAATTCAAACCTAGTCGTGGATGGGCAATTGGGAACATTCAACTTACCAACGGCAATGCGATTCTAGAGCGTTCCGTTGGTTCTCAGATTCGTGGTCTTCACCCGCAGGAGATTATCATTGACGACCCCTTGAAGGAGTTCAGTCTCGCTGGTATTCAGAGAGTAACTGATTGGTTCTTCGGTGACATGATTCCGACTCTGCATCATACTTCCAAACTCAGGATGATTGGAACACCGTTTACCTACACTGATATCTTCGCACAATTGGAAGAGAACGAGGCATATACTGTCACGAAATACCCATGTCTCAATGCATTGAATGAACCTCTTTGGCCTGAGCGTTGGAACTTCGATGCTCTCATGCAGAGGAAAGCAGAGATAGGTTCTTTGAAGTTCACAAGAGAATACCTATGTGTTCCAATCTCCACCGGAACTGCTCTCTTCAATCCTGAATTCATTGAGAAGTGCAAGAACAAGGACTACGTTCTGAAACTAGGAAATAGGAAAGACAAGGGCTACAAATACTATGTTGGTGTTGACCCTGCTATCTCCACTGATGGTGACTACAACGTAATCACTGTACTAGAGGTAGATGAGAATAAGAACAAGGCAATCGTTCATGTTGATAGAGCAAAGAACATAGAGTTCAGAGAGAACATAGAGAAGATACGGTTGATTGGCAAGGTGTTTGAACCGGAGGAGATTCTGTTTGAGACCAACACATTCGCAAAGGCATTTACACAGGAATTAAAGAACATGACAGATTTGAATGTCAGAGACTTCAACACAACTAGAAAGAAGAAACAGGAGATAATTCTAAATCTTCAGATGAATATAGAGAATCAGAAGATAATCATGCCGTATGGTGACAACGCAAGTAGACGATTAACTGGTGCATTAGTTGAGGAACTGTCAATGTTCTCAATAACCGCTAGTGGAAGGTTTGAGGGTGTAGGGGCGCATGACGACTTAGTGATGAGTTTAGCATTGGCAAACGCTGCTTCACAGGGAACAGGAGAACAATTTGTTTTACTTGATGACTTGGACATCTTTGATGAACCTACCACTACTCGGCGTAGTGTATCCGGTGTCATGGGTATCAACTTTTGAGGTGAGAGTATGAGCGAAAAAGGAGACAAACTCAGGGAAGCAGCAGAACTCGCTGACCAAGAAGAGGAACTCCAAGAGAGACAGAAGACTCTCACTGCTGAACTTGAGGTGACGAAGTATCAATGGTTGGAGCAGCAACCAATCAGCAGTCACTTTGAGGTAGAGAAAAGATTCGCAGAGGAACACAACATCGGACTCTCGGAGGCTCGTAAAGCCATAAGAAACGACTTGAAGAAATATGAGATAGAGGGTAAGGACATACCACTTATGATTAAGGAACTCAAGATGTATCGAAGAACTCTGAAGGGAGACCCGAAAATAGCAGTGACGAAATCCATAGACAATCTCATCAACGCATACTCTTCACATTTGGATGAGAGCATCAACAAGATATACTGGATTAGAAAATACAAACCCGCTCTGAAGGACATGACATTATCAGAGGAGAACATCATCAAACTCTCATTGATTCACGATGAGACAACTCGCAGGGAAATCATAGACTCCTTGTGTAAGTATTGGGAGTGCAGACTAGATATTGACGGCATGGCCTATGGTCAGGAGTTTGCTAAGTTGTCAAAGGAAATGACTAACAGCAAGAGAGAAGTCAATAAGAAAATAAAAAAATACGTTGTAAACATAGGGCCGAAGGAACTCATCAAGAGGCACATAGTAAAACTAGTCAGTGAGGAACAGGGAATCTCTGCGAGACAAGTGCATGAGAGACTACCTGAGAACCTATTCAAGAAATCATCTCCTTCCATGATATCAAAGATGGCACGTTCTGCAAACGTAACGATAGTCGATGGTGCATTATACAAGATGAGTGATGACATCAAGAAAGATATCTATGCTTACACTGCTGCATTCATTGACTCCGATGGCTATATCACGATGGACAAGAATCACAACCCAAGAATAGGTTTGGTTGCAACGGGAGACAGAGGAAAGGCATTCATGTTGGAGATGCATAAGTCTCTTGGATGTGGCAGACTGCACCTAGACCAAAAATCACCACAGGATACCAAGCCAATAAACAGATTGAATTTCTACTCTCGTAATGATGTATCTGAAATATTAAGCAAGTGTATGCCCTTCTTCAAACTCAAGAAGAAGAACGCTGAGATATTGGTAGAACTGCTTCGCATGAAGAAGAGTCACAAGAAAGCCACTTGGTACAACGCTCGCAAGGAAGAACTGTTCAAACTTATGAAATATGAGAATCACAAGGATGACAAGAACTATGATTTTGGCAAGTACAACATCGACATAGATACTGTTGCTAAATACTATGAGAATGACAAGACAATAGAGATGGATAAGTTAGAGTCCATCGTTAAGAACGAGGTAGAATAAAATGGTAGAAGAAAAAAGACCCACCTTGTTTCAGCGTTTAACCCGCAGAACAACACCGAAGCCCCAAGACAGAACGATATACAATCCGGGTATACAAGAGAAGGACACATCCTATCTGATAACAGCCCCAATAATCTATCATGTCACATATCAATCTGTGATTGCTAGAACCTGTATTACTCAACTGAAGAACGAGATATTCAGAAGAGGATATATTTGGGAGGAGAAGTTTACCGCTAAATGTGGTAATTGTGGAAAGGAACACAAGCGAGCGGTGACAGAGTGTGTGGACTGTGCTAGTCAGAATCTCATAAAGCCTGACAGAAACCAACTAAAGTACATACAGAAACTACTAGATGGCTATGTGAACAAAGGCGAGCAGATGTTCGTTGATGTTCTGAAGGAGATGGAAGACGACTTGAACATCATGGATGACGCATACATGGTGATGGTCAAGGAATACTTCGTAGATGGAAACGGAGATATCCGTATGCATCGAATCAAGGAGGTCTATCGTGGAGACCCTGTTAGTATGCACATATACGCAGATGAGAATGGTGAAAGAGGACATGAGGGATTCACCTGTCTGAATCATCGAAACTTCATCAGCAAGTCGATGACTGACTCCTGTGAGATGTGTGGTTCTGAGTTGCATCCTGTGCATTATGTCAACAGGGCAAATGGAAAGGAGCAGTATTTCATCGATGGAGAGGTTCTACACTTCAGCAAGTATTCACCATCGAGACTTTACGGCCAGTCTCCTATAATGACTCTGTGGAATCACATCACCACACTCATTGCTATGGAGAACTATGTCAACTCATCATACACCAAGGCTAGAATGCCAAGAGGAATACTAGCAGTTCAGACTAGAAACATGGAATCGATGAAGTCCTTTTGGCGTGGTGTCAAAGAGAAGATGGAACAAGACCCTCACTTCATTCCAGTAATGGGTATAGAAGGTGAAGGAAAAACGGGAGCAGTTGAATGGGTCAAGTTCATGGACAGTCTCAAAGAGATGGATTACATACAAGTCAAGGAAGACTTGAGAGATAGAATCGCTGCCTTCTATGGCGTTAGTAAAATCTTCATGGCAGACAACTCTGCCAGTGGAGGTCTCAACAACGAGGGTATGCAGATACTCGTAACTAACAGAGCAGTTGAGATGGCACAGACGATTTGGAATGAATATGTTTTCCCGTTTATGACGAAGGAGTTTGGAATCACAGACTGGCAACTAAAACTACCACCTTCTGAAGAGGAGGATGAGATTGCCAAACTACGAAAGAGAGAGATTGAGGTTAACGTAGCAGCGTCAATCAAGAATCTCGGCTTTGAAGTTGACATGGATGACGAGGGAAGATTCACTTTCAAGAAGCCTGAACCAAAGCCTGAGCAACAAGGGCCGAAAGAAGAGGGAGAAGAGAAAGTAGAAACTGACCCATTCGCAGGAACAGATATTGATGCTAGTCAATTGGGGCAGTTACAAGAACAGCAATTACTAGGTCAAGGCGGTGGGGAGACTAGAAACAAACCATCTATGGAAACTGGCCCTGATAAGAGATTCACAGGATTACCTAGAGAAGCAGGTAATGAGAATGTTGATTCACGGACAGAGAGGAGAGTAGGTTGAGCGACATACTTGAGTTTGTCAGGAAGTGGAAGGAAGAGATAGACAGACTCAATGCAGAAACAGATGAGAGAATAAGGAAATACTTGGAGGGAAAGAAGTGAGTTGGTTTGAGATTCTAAAGGTTCGCCGCACTGAAATGGAGTTTCTGAGAAACATGGATAGAAACCAACTACTCGCTGAACAAAAAAAATACAAAGACTCAGGAAAGCACCAAGAATACATAATCAATGCCATGTTAAATGGATATGACTTCGATGATGCTGTAAGAATAGCGTATGATATAGTCGCTGCAAGATACTTTGCAGGGCGAAGTAAAATGTACGATAGCAAGAAAGAACCTACCACACCTATGACTCACGTTAGAATGTTAAGGAGGCAGCCAGTATGAGTTGGTTTGACGCAATCAAGGAGGAATCAAAATACACTCCTGAGAATCTATCCGAGGAGAAGAGAAGGTTGTTTGAGTCTGAGCCATCCTTCAAGGTAGACTTTCCTGATTACGAGCATCCTGATAACGAAGAGGAACTGCCAAAGGTTCTCGCCATGATGAAGGACAATAAGATTGACGAGGATGAGATGGAGGACTTAGACCAAAACAACAACGAGATGATGTTGAAGATTGTCGGTGAGGAGAAGGAAGACAGGGAGGATTTGATTGAGGATATCGATATCCACACCATCAAACTGAAAGTCAAGTATGGCAGACCAAGACCTTACGAGATTTCCGATGAGATAGAATCCACAACTGATACGGATGACAGTCCATCTTTTCCAAGTGGTCATGCGATAGAGGCTCATGCCTTAGCAAAGATTCTAGGAAAGCAGTATCCCGACAAGCAAGAGGAGTTGAACAAGATGGCAGAGAAGATATCACTCTCTAGGGTAAAAATGGGGAATCACTACCCAAGCGATATAGAGGTCGGAAAGAAAGCAGGGCTTCTGATTGCTGATGCATATCTATCTGAGTCTAAGATTGAGAAGTGGCAAGACATCCTACACAAGAAAAGGAAAAGCAAGTCCAAAGTAAATCAAGCAGGAAACTACACGAAGCCCGGTATGAGAAAGAGGATGTTTCAGAGAATCAAAGCAGGTAGCAAAGGTGGCCCTGCTGGTAAGTGGTCAGCAAGAAAGGCACAGTTGCTTGCTCAGAGATACAAGAAAGCGGGTGGTGGCTACCGTGACTGATTGGTTTGCAACTCTCAAGGCCAAGAAGAAGACACAACAGGACTTGGCTACTTGGACAGATGAGGAGTGGGGAAGCCAAGAGCAACATCGTGCAAAGGAGAAGGGTAAGAAAGCACCTTCCAAAACAAAGGGAAGATACATGCCAAAGGCCACATACAAAAGAACCCCAAAGAAGACATTAGACTATCAAGACAGAAAGAAAAGAAAGGGTCGTAAGAAAGGAAAGCAACATGTCCCAACAGGAAGGAAGTTCTCTCAGAAGTGATTATCATGCCGATTCGTAAAGTCAAAGGTGGATACAAGTGGGGAAGTAAAGGCAAGGTCTATCGCAACCGCAAGGATGCTGAGAGACAAGCAGCCGCCGCTTACGCTTCAGGCTACAAGAAGTCAATGGATTGGTTTGATACACTAAAGAGAGAGAAGCATCCTGCCTTGAAGAGAGCGGGAGTGAGTGGCTTCAGCAAACCAAAGAGAACCCCTAAGCATCCCACTAAATCACATGTGGTGGTTGTCAGGGATGGCAAGAAAGTCAAGACTATTCGATTTGGACAGCAAGGTGCTGATACAGTAACCGAGAAGAACCCAAAGGGAAAGAGAAAAAAGAAGCAAGCCTCGTTCAAGGCTCGTCATGCTAAGAACATCAAGCGTGGAAAGACCTCTGCTGCTTATTGGGCAAACAAGGTAAAGTGGTGAAATAGATGAATTGGAAAGAGACATTGAAGAAACAAACAGAGAACGAACCTAAGATGGTTGACCCTGCTCAACAAGAAGAGATGGATAAGGCACTTGTTGGAGGACAGAAGAAACTCGACAAGGACAAAGATGGAGACATCGATGCTAAAGATTTCAAACAACTAAGGGAGGAAAAGAAATGACAGAGAAAAAGAAAGGAGTAAGAGAATTGGAAAGAGAACTGGCGAACGCAAGAGCAGAGCAATACGCTCATCACAGCAGAAATGTGACAAAGAACAGGGACTTCTCTGTTGGTGGCGTTGACCCTAATGCTGTAAAGAAAGAGCGACCTGATACAGCAGATGTTCCCGATGCAATACTGCTACCTAAGAAAAAGCGGTCAAGAACACCAAACAATCCGTGGGGATGATTCAGATGGCGCAAGATTTCATGGATATCTTGCGTAAGAAGAAGGATGAAGATTTCTTCACTGGCGAAGAGGACATCACTGATTTCCAAAGAGATATCGAACAGGACACTGATGAGGGAACTACTGACACCATGATGGGCAGGTTGGATAGAGATACTAGGCAGGGGATGAGCGGTGCAGAGGCAGCAGATAAACTAGATGCGAAGAGAAGGAAGAAGTTGCAGGAAAAGGCAGTTAGTGCAAGGAACCTACAAATGTGGGAAAGGATACTAGAGACCTTCAGTAAAAACCCTGACATCACGGCTAATGAAATACGGGATGCAGTGAAGGAGTTCAGCAAGTCTTTCTTGATTCCAAGAAATAGAAGCAAGGACAGGATAAACAGATTCTATCAGAGCATAGTAACAAAGGAAGCAGACCCTAAACTGCTGAACTTGTTCTTTACCAAACCCAAAGATACAGGAATACAAATCTCAGGAGATGTAGAAGCACTTGGTATCGACCTTTCAGACGTAGAAAGGGAATACAATGGACAGGAATCACTTGATATTCTACGGGAGTTCTTTGAAGCAACTGCGGATATGCCTAGAGATTTGCTCGCTGGTAAGAAGATGACGAGGAGTAAATTGGACAGATTAGAGGCCATGCTCATCAACACAGCAAGAATAGATACGGATAATCTGCCTGAAGACCCTAAGCAGATACTGAAACTTTTCAGAGAGATAGTGTTGACTCTCGATAGATACAAGGAGAACGAAGAATCTAGACTTAGCAAATCAGCAGACCCTAGCCAAGCACCTATTCCTGATTTCATACGCAGAAAGGTAGAGGAAGAAGTTGAGGAGAAAACTAAAGACATCGAAGATGAAGATAAAAAGGAAGAGGCTAAAGAAGAGATGAGCAAGAAATTATTCAGGGACTATCGTGCTGGTAAGTTTCCTGAAAGTAGCCCTGAAAGAAGAGCAGCCGCAAGAAGAATATTTGAGTCTCTAGGAACGGTCAGAGGTCAAAAAGGAAAAACAATACAAGAACAAGAGAAAGACCTTCCTGATGTATTCTATGATGGGAAGGGTGAGAAAAAGGTTCAATCTACTATTGACAGTAAAGATAGGAATTGGGAAATGAAAGTCGAACCCGGTGAGTTTTCCTATCAAACAGAGACAGAAGTATTCGATACGAATCCCTCTGTTCTAGGTAGTGTAGAGGTTCTACTGGACAACCTTGAGAACATGATGGAAGATATAACACAAAGAAAAACTAACTCTACTGATACAGATGAAGTAGATAGTTTGGATAAACTGCTAAAGCAGATGAAGAGCCTAATTAAAGTAACAATAGGAGATTACAAATTCAAACTCTCGGATGATGAAACAAGGGCAATTAAAATTAACTGAGCATACACAGGAGGCAACCACATGACATGGCAGGAGATACTGAAAGCCTCCGAGTTTCTAGAGAAACTAGAGCCAAAACAGAAGAAGAAGATAAAGAAACTTCTTCAGTCAACTCAACCAACTGAGTACATGGGACAGGAGATGACGAAGTTAGAGGAAGTCATCAAGGAGATGGAAGACCTCGATTTAGTCAAGACGGATAAACTGCTTGCCAAGAAGATGAAGTCTTTCCGTGAGAAGAATCTAGACATACTCGCAAGTGCTGCCGAACTTCGCAAAGACTATCAAACGCTTTATGACCAAATCAGAAGCGTGGCATACCCAAAGGGCGAGAAGGAGGGGAAGAAATGAGTTGGAAAAATATCGTAAAACGACATGTTCCGGGGCATAAAGAGCCTATGGATAGAGTTTCAACCACTGCTTCTACTGGACAGGATGCTGATGCAGCAAAGAGAACTGAGGACAAAGAGGCAGACCTACTAGCACAGATTAGGGCTAGAAATAAGAAGTCTAGGGAGATGAGTAAGATATACCTAGATGCGCCAGTTAGAAAAGGAGAAGGAAAAGTATGAGCAAAAAAGAAGAGAAAAATGAAATGTTACTATTAATGAAAGAACTTGTGAACAAAGTGAATGCTTTGGAACAAGCGGTATACAACAAGGACAACTTACTGATGAAGTCAGGATATGTTGTTCGTGAGACTCCAACACCAGCAATGGGCAACACACAAGTCCCTGATGGTGGTCAAATGTCTTGGGATGAGATTCGCAAGATGACGGAGAAAATGGGGTGAGATGAATGCCTGAGAGAGTTACGAAAGAAGAGAAAATAGTTGAACTAGCAATACTGAAAGCCAAAGAAATTCTACAAGAGGCAGGGCATCTTGGAAGATTGAAACTCGATGAGAATGTCATGGGAGAGGAGATGAAAGTCAAGAAACCCAAGAAGAACCCATCAGAGGTTAAGATGGGAGAAATGAGTAACATCGATGGTAAAGAGGATAAGACCAATGATGGAACTATGAAAAAGTTCGATGCTCTATGTGATGAGATTAGAAAAGAGTTTGCTGAAGGAAGTTTGGAGCAACGGCAATCTGATGCATTATCAGGACACAAAAATATGCTAGAAGAACTACTTAATGAACTACAAGAAAAGTTCCTCCAAGCACCCCCTGACAAGAGAACTAAGATAGAAAATGATATGCGAGCAATGATTAGGGAAATGAAGAATGTTAGAGATGTTCAACCTGCTGACCTTGCAAGACCCCCTATGGCACGAAGGTTTGGATAAGGGATGAAAACATCAGGTGTATCCTTTGAGAAGGAAACTAAGGCTCTATCAAAAAGAGTTCTAGATTTCTTTGAGAGGGTGCGTTACGCATACCTATCTGCAAAGGAGAACCCGAAGGAGTACGGTAAGAACTGGAAGGCAACCGTCAAATCCATCCGTGAGGAGTATGATGGGTTAGGGGAGTTTGCTAGTGAACTGAAAGATAACGTCAAGGAGAAGGAACTCTTTGATGACAAGGTGTATGATGCTGAGAGTCTACTTGCTAGAAGGGTGTATGAAGACGTAAAGAGAATGCGGTTTGAGTCAAAGGGAGCAGCAGACCCGTTCTCAGAACAACTAGGAAACAAGGTGTTGGAAGTTCTATTGGATGACAAGGCTACTTTCGCTGCATTCATTCACTATGCCTTGAGAAGTCATTCCAATCCACTGCCGAAGAAAGCATGGGAAGAGAGCAAACTAAAGCCTGATGAGATAACTCAAGGATACATGGGATTGGACTTGGAAGAGAAAGATATTCCTCTATACATCATTGAGCATTACGGCGATGACAAAGACTCAAAGAGAGTAGAGGGCAAGTTCAGAGAAGCACTTGGTCTTTTGGAGGAAGTATACAACAGCAGTTACTCAGAAGACAAGTGGGAAGCCTTGAGAGATATCGATATCGCAAAGTCCGAGGAGATGAAAGAGGACATAGATTTCATCATACCCAACAAACCGATGTATAGAATCTTTGAGTTAGATGATATGAAGGACATCAAGGGTCTAAGTGGAGAGTATGTCGTACAAGAGAAGTATGATGGGATGAGAATACAGATTCAAAAGGTCAATGATGATATCAAGATATACTCATACAATGAGAAGGACATCACAGAGAAATGTCCTGAGATTGTAGAAAAGATGCAGAAGAAGGGAATCGGTGACTGCATTCTAGATGGCGAACTCCTACTGTTTCAAAAAGACGAAGCATTACACAGAGCCAGCGTTATAACTCACATCTTCAAGAAGAAGATACCCGATACAAAACTAAGAGCGCATGTCTTTGATGTAATGAAACATGAAGGAAAGGACTTGATGGACGAACCTCTAAGAGAGAGAATAAACATTCTATTCTATCAATACTCACAACACTCATCAGACGAGTTGGCTTTCCCATCCAAGAAGGATACAAGAATTGCTGACTCTATGGAGGAAGTTGGGGAGTACGCAGAGAAGATAATGGAGATGCCAACTTCAGAGGGTGTTGTCATCAAGGACATTGAATCTACATACTACATGGGTAGGAAGAAGAACCCTAAGTGGATTAAGTGGAAGAAGTTCGTAGATTTGGATGTGATAGTTCTAGAGGACAAGAAGACCAAAAGTGGTTTGCATTCATACACTATGGGAATAGGGCCATTGACTGCTGAACAGACTAGAGAGATGAAGACAATCGAACTCGATGATAAGAACTACCTTCCTGTTGGTAAGGCATTGAACACCAAAGTAGAGGTTGACATCGGAGATATCATTCGTGTCAAGGTAGATGAGGTTACTAAGAAGGGCAAGGGATTCAGTCTCTACTCTGCTAAAGTCATAGAGTTGCCTGAAGTGGAAGAGTCAGACAAGTTGGAGACATTGGAACAATTAGCCACTAAGACAAAGAAAGCCCTCATGCCGAAACATCCTTTCCTCAAACCATCTGATTTGGCTAACCCTCTTACAGTCATATCAGAATTACAGAGAGAAAAGAAGAACAAGAGGAAGATAAAGAAGTATCTTGTAACCGATTATGTTCATGGTGAGGCAGAGATAATCTGCAAGCATGAACTAGAGGGATTCACAATCTATGGGTTCGATGGTGATTCCCTGATGCAGAAGAATGCACTTTACAATATGGATGAATGGAGAGGACAACTAGAGAAACTAATGAAGTCTAGAAAGTCCAAACTCAGAGTTGCAATTAGAAAACTCATAGAGGAGAATCAGAAACCCATAGAGTTCGATGAGTTAGATGAGAAACTGAGAATCACTGAGGAAGATGCATACGATGAAATCTTTGAGGGTAAACCCAAGAACCTATTGGCATGGATGAAGAACCAAGATGCTTTCATCTTCATCTCTCCTGACAAGTTTGATATCTCTCCTGAGAACATAGAGAAGGATGAGGATAAGGAACTAACAGGTGAGTTTGAAGTCAGACAGCGTGAGGATGGAAACTTAGATTTCATAATAGAGACTGATAACAAGAGGATGGCTTGGTTGATTGACCTAGAGAAGCCTGAAGATATCTTTGATTTATTTGGTAAGTCAGGAAAGTTCCCTGCAATGGTATCAGAGAAGATAGACAGCACAAAGGTCATTGATAGTGGAGAACTGTTGTTCGGCGTTCAAAGAGATGGCTACCACGAATATAGAATGGAAGGAGATAAGTTCCAAACTAGAATACACTTCAGAGTCGTTCCTCTAGACGAGAAAAAGTCTTGGATAGTGTTTACAGGTAAGAAACAGGACATGTTAGAAGATACTTCTGATGAAGGAATCATCGATATTAGAAAGGACAAGTTTAGTAATTTACAACTACCTGAATAACCACCTACTTCTTATAGTAAGAGAAATAGGTGCAGTGAGTGTTTGCTGAACAGGAGGTATTGATTAGACAAGAGAGTTCTAGTGATTTCACTATTCTCAAGTCAGATAATCTAGTAATCGGAGGATATGCATCCATCGAAATAGTAGATAAGCAGAATGACTTGATTACACTAGAAGCACTAGAAAAAGCCGTTAAAGATTTTATGAGTGAGAAATCTTACAGGAACGTCATGTCAAATCATTCCAATGTTCAGGTAGGAGAGGTGATAGAGCAATACCGAGATACCAATGGTGTATTACACAAGACAGGTGTAGATGGTGTCGGATTCTATGTGGTTATCAAAATGAGAGATGACATAGAGAAGGCAAAGGAAATCAACCGGGGTATCAGAAAAGGCACATTACGTTCCTTCAGTATCGGTGGACAAGCGATATCAAAGAGAGAGAGAAAATCGGAGGAATACGGGGAATACAACGAGATTGACAACTTAGAGTTGCATGAAGTTACTATATGTGAAAAAGGAATAAACCCTGAAGCGAAATTCGACATTTTGAAAGCGAAAGGAGGTAAAGAAATGACGGAAAAATTGACGAAAGCATTGGAAGAACTCAACGGCTTGTTAACGCAGGTTCGTGAAGTCACTGGTGAAACAGTCGCAAAAGAAGATGAATTGGAAACAATGGAAATGAAAGAAGATGAAAAAATGATGACCGAAAAGGAAGAAGTTGAGAGCATGGACATGGATGATAAAATGTCTATGAAGGAAGACGAAGTTGAGAGCATGGATATGGAAGAGAAGGCTCTTGATGAAGACTCGACTAGAGACTATGAGGCTGGCGAGAACGTTGTAGTGAACGGAAAGCCAGTCGCAGCACCTGCTGCACTATCAGTCTCTAAGGGTCTTGCAGGTTCTGACTTCACGACTCTCGACCTAAGTGCCGAGAATGTAGAGAAGGCTTACGAGGCTTACAAAGCAGAGCAACTAGAGGCAATGGCTTACGATAACCTATCGAAGCAATTCGCTGA